TAATTCACCAGTACGGTGAGCACCACGGTCAAAGTCAAAAGAAATTGCTTTTTCCGCAGTAAAGCCCATCGATGATTTACCTAAACCCGGATCAGCGTATAGGTACACAATAATTGCTTGAACTAATAAAGTTTGGTCAGCAGTAATAATCGGTAGAGCCATTTTTATTATCCTTATCTTGAGCCAGTGAAGCCGCGCTTAGTTTTATAAGCTTTGCGGTCATAGGTAGGGATATTTGTTTCACGCAGTTTTATAGCGAGCTGCTTTCTGCGCTGAAAATCAATTTCTTGTGTGAGTTCATTCCAAACTTTTGGATAGTCAGTTTGGAACCTGAACACATTTAAAGGCGTCTTAAATCCGTCTTTAACTTTGTAAAGAACTGAGCCATTAGCATTAGATGCGTACACTTGCCAGCCGATGCGAACTGAATACAGCCCTTTATCATCACGACCTAAAAAAGACTTATAGCCGTCAGGGTGCTTTTTGAAATTAGACATGTTCAGCCTCCTTACATTCGCATGCACCAACAAAGGCATACGTAAGCGGGCTAGGAGCATCTACAGGTGAGACGTCCTTAATATTTAAAGGAATAATTTCTTTGCGATATTTAACTAAAACCACATCACCTTCACGGCAATCGACAATTCCTTCTTTTGAAGAAAAACGAGCAGATTTAGAAGATTGGGTTACTCTGCAAAATGAAACCTCATCACCAGCTTTGATTTTTGAACGGTCAACAGGAATCATCTTCTTGCAAGTAGGGCAGTTGTAATCTTTCATTAGGCTGCCTCCAACCATTTATTACGGTCGATATAACCAACCAATAAAATATTTATATTTTTATGGTCGTCATGATTGGTGAAATCATTCCAAGGTTTGCCACTTAAGTCTGTTACTGACTCAATAGCAAGGTTAGTAATTTCAGCCGCTGTAAAATCAGATCCAGCTACACCATAGCTATCAGCTACGCCATCAAAATCGAAGCTTACGTTTAATTTGAAGCCGTCTATGCGGATAACAGCTACACCAGTTTTTTCACCAGTTTGCTTAATTCCTAAGAGTTCATATTCAGAAGCAACTACTTGTTTGCTTTCATATGAGTAATTAGAAGGGACGCTAGAATTAGCAGTTCGATATTCACAAGAACTCAAGGCTACAAGTACAGCAATTGCTGTAACTCCAGTTATCTTATGCTTGTTTGAAAAGGTTTTTACGTTCATAATTGATCTCGCAGTTTTGCAAAAGCACATCGGACCTGGGGAGGGGCGGTGTGCTTTTTTGTTGTCTACGAGACAAATACTACTTTAAGTAGAAATTAAGTCAATACATAGTAGGAATTATTTCCTACTTAAAGTTGTATATTATTAGTTTTAAATAATAAAAAACCCACAAAAAGTGGGTTTAAAGTAAAAAATTAATAATTGGTTTCAAAGAAAATAAGCTGAAATTCAATAAATATCTCGGTACAAGCCAACCACTTTTCCAACAAGGCGGCAATCTTCGGAAAGTTTAATAATTTTATCAGGCCAGTCTGGGTTCAATGGTTCCAAGAATTTACTTGTTCCTTCGCCCTCAATGATAAGCCTTTTAAAAGTCGCCTCTGAATCGCCAGCGCAAGCTACAATTACAAGATCATCTGTTTTAAGATCAAATGTTTGAATGTCTGGATTCACATATATTCTATCACCCGGTAGAAAGGTTGGAGCCATAGAATATCCTACTACTTTTAAAGCATATCCATTTTTCCCGCATCTTTTATTTGGCGGTAAATATTCTTCAATTTCCGTATCTTTCAAAACTGTCTCAATCGGTGTAAATGAACCAGCCGCAACCCAAGAGATTACTGGAACCCTGCGTCCTTCGAAACCAACTTTATCTGATAAATCAATATTATTGTCTAACTTAGTGCCATGGTCTAAGTAACTAATTTCCACTCCAAAAATATCAGCCAATGTTTGTAGCTTTTCAATTCTTGGTTTAGCAGAACCGAGTGTATATCTACGAGCCATCTCATAAGAAACACCAATTGCATTTTTTAACTCATTGATAGTTTTAATTGGAGAGTCTTTTGCCTTCATCAATGCGTTGAGTCGGTCCGCAAAGTCTTTGTATTTAGCGTCTTCCATCAAAATAGGCTTCTTTTCTACTGTGGGTAGAATTTTACTATCAATTTTTAGTTGCACCAATTCTATTTTTGGTAGTATATTTCTTTCTACTTTAAGTAGGTTTTTTGGTGTCATTTATGACTACTCCACATGAAGCATTTAATAACGCTGTGACTTTTGCAGGGAGCATCTCAGCTTTAGCTCGAAAAATAGGGGTTACACCTTGGGCTGCTAGCAAATGGAATCCTGAGAAAATTCCAGAAGATCGCTGTTTGAAAATTGAGGAAATTACTCAGGGTCAAGTTAAGGCAGAACAATTACGACCAGATATTAACTGGGAATATGTTCGCAAGAACCTTAAGAAGCAAAACCAATCCGTGAGCTAATTCTCACAAATTAGCAAACGTGCGTATACGTGAAATTTAAAGAGGGATTCACATATGAGTGAAATCAACTTAAGCCCAGAGGCTAAAACAGCAATTTACAAGATGATTCACCAGTCACAAGGAGTTACGCCGCAAGAAATTGCAAACGTACTTGGTGACTCTTACAAGAGCGTACTTAATTACGCAAACCCAAATATGGAAAGCCATTTACCAAGTATTAAGAAGCTTGAGGCAATGATTCAGTTTACACGCAACCCAGCTTTAGTTAAGGCATGGGCACACATGCTTGGTTATGTTCTAGTGCCAGCTAATCAAGTGGATGAGAAAGGCCATGAAGTCAGCATTGTTGAAACCTTGCTACATATAAATATTAACAATGGCCAAACCAATCAACAGGTCCACAAAGTTTTAGAGGATGGAGTTGTTACACCTGCGGAATTAGCAGATACAGAAGAAATCTTAGAAGAAATGGAAAACCACATTCGCCAACTTCGAGAGGCGCTTAAGTCGGAAGCTGCAACTTATATTTCTAAGGTAAAGAAAGAAAAAGCCTGATCTGGTCCATCAGGCTAGTTAATTCAATTACTTGCTAGAGGAATCGAATATGCAAAACAATTTAGCAAATCAATCGGCTAATTACAACTTACCAGAATTTCTATCTGGTGACGTTGTTGTACTTACTGAAGAGTGCCGCACTTTTAAATCAAATGATTTGTTTGAAGTTAAAAACAAAAACTTGACTAGTTTATGGACCATCAAATCAGAGAATCATTTGATTTTAGTTTCGTCAAAAGAAATCCGCACAGCAACAGTTGCAGAACTTAATGCCAAACGCCGACTAACAAGCGCTGAGCAAGCATTAGCGGAGGTGTCATGAACAGCTTTACACAGCAAATCAAAGATTCTCGCCAGCAAAGTGAAATCCAATCTTTCTATGAGCCTGCATTGCGAGTACTTGGCCACCTATTTGAGGTGAAAAAGCAAAATTTACGCAACAAAGGGTATGACGAAAATAATGCAGCGGTAACAAAGATTGAATTTTCAGAGGCTATGGCTCGTCAATTTCGCATAACGCAGTGGTTAGCACAGCAGATTGTAACCAGCTTAACCAAGGCGTGTTTGGTTGATTCTTTTGGAGGCTATGTTAAGCCAAAGGGTGGTGAAAAGTGAGATATGCAGCAAGAAGAAAACAGGATATTTCCGTTTCCACCACACCGCTAGAGGTGGTAATTCCACTGGAACAACCAGTAAAGATCTATTCGGCTAAAGAATTAGCAGCTATGCCACTTTCAGTTATGAATGCCGCAATTGAGGCTCAGGAAAGATTTTATCAACTTGAAGAATTAACCCATATGGGGGGGGCAGGCTATAGCAGTTCGCCGTCTCATGGAGGATGGGCACAAACTAATTCAGGTGAAAGAAAAGTCTCGTATTCGCTACAAAATCAACAACGAATTTATTCCTCCAAGAATTATTCGTCAGTTGGAAATGCGCGGTCTTGTAAAATTAGGAGCAGTCACTGATGTATAAATATCTCCACCATATCAGCGACTTTATGGTTGCTACAGCGCACCTTAGCCCAGTTGAAGAGTGCTTTTATCGCCGTGCTCTCGATTTTTATTATTTGAATGAAAAACCATTACCCAAAGAAACCCAGTCGGTTTTTCGTCGGTTACGTGCAAATACCCAAGAAGAAAGGGATGCAGTATTAATTGTGCTGCAAGAGTTTTTTGTGGAAGAGGAAGACGGGTTTCACAACAAACGTTGTGATTCAGAAATCGCCGCTTATCAAAAAGTAGGGGATAAAAATCGTGAAAATGGTAAGAAAGGTGGGCGTCCACGTAAGGAAAAACCAAAAGAAAACCAAAGTGAAGGCGACTCGGTTAATTCTGAAAACCCACAAAAACCCAGTGGGTTAATTTTGGGTTCTGAAAGTGAAAGCCAAAAAAACCTTAACCATAAACCGTTAACCGATAACCAATATATAGATAGTAGTAGTAATGCGCGTGAAGAAAATTCGCAATTTACACCAATCCAATTTGCTCAGTATCAGATCGATGATCACAAGCGTTACTCAATGCGTGAATTCATTTCTGAATACAGCGAGTTTCAATACGATTTCATCTCACTTGCTCAACAAAGATTTGTTTCTGTACCTGAAATCGACTTGAGAACCATGATTCAAAATTTCGGTGACTGGTACTTTGCAAACGAATCTAGTTCATTGAATACACCAAGCATCTGGTTGGTTAAGTGGTTCTCTTGGGTTCAAAACAACGAGAAACAAGTTGCTGCTAACCGCAAGAAACAAGAGCAAATCAATTCAGCTGGTCAAAAACCACAAGAGTCGGGTTACTTCGCTAATCTTTTTGAAGAACAGAGCGAATCTCAAATCGTGGATGTAACCCCAGCAAAAAAGTTTCCAATGATTGAGGAGGTAGGTCATGCATGAGATTACCTTGAACGAAGTGCGTCAATTAATCGCATCTCTTCGCACTGTTTACGCTGCTCAGTTCAATAAGCAATTTCCAGCAACAGGCGAAAGCGCAATTCCTCTGTCAGTGGTTGAGCAAATCGCACTTAAAACACTGGTTGGCGTTCAACAAAACCAATTTAACAACGCACTTGCTCGATTACTTACAGCAGGTGGACGTTTTATGCCGTCATTTGCTGAGTTTCGCACCTGGTGTATTGGTGAAAGTTGGATGTCTCCAGAGGAAGCTTGGTCACGTGCATGTAAGTTTACGACTGACAGTACCGTGGTTATTACACAAATTACAAAATATGCATTAGACGAAGTGATGTATTTGATCGAAGCCGGCCAAATGCGAGCAGCTCAAGATAATTTCTTCGGAACCTATAACGTGATGGTGGCTAAAGCTCAATTGAAAGGTCGTCAGCAAGAGTTTTACGCTCCACCGCTACAACTAGAACACAAAGAACCTAAACACGTTCCTGTGAGCAATGACGAGGCTCAAAAGCATCTCAAATCATTGATGGAAAGATTAAAAATCAATGGTCGTAAACCTGCACCAGTTCAAAAACTTGAGGCAAAAGAAAAAGAGCCTGAGCTTGCAAAAGAATTAGGTCCAGATCCTTTCGACAATCCGCACGAATACGCTGAGATGTGCCGCCGTGAAGGTATGCCAATACCTAGAAATATTCTTCAGCTAATTGATGGGGCGAATGCATGAAAGCATCTAAATTGATTAGAGATAAAGGACTGCAATACGCGAAGGAAATCGTAGATTCAGCACCCGATAACGCAACTGAATGGAACGAGGGTTATGAGTTCCAATGTGGTCAAAGTGTAGAAATCAGCCCAGCAGATCGTGAGAAGTATTTTGTAGATTTGGTTGAGCTTAAACGTCTGGTGGAGTCTTTGAAAATCATCAGCGATTTAGGTGGAGTTGAGAAGCTAACGCCTGCATTCATTACGACAGATAAGCATGTTGGTTACACGCATGTTCGCATGGTGGGAAATGGGAGATTGAGCTTTCTTGATGATTTTTGCGACTTCATTCCAGATGGTTCCATTTCAATTAAGCGTGTGATGACTGCTATCCGCGACCACGAATCAATATACGGAGGCGGTGAATCTCATGCCAACTAGATATAACACAGGCGAGTATAGCTACGATCTTGAATATCACTATGGAGATATGTCAGCAAGCATGGAGATGCTTAGAGCACGTTTAATTGAATTGTTGACTCCTCATCTGTCTGGCCGTTATGTGAAATGGAGAGAAGCATATTTCACATGGTTTACAAAGTGCGGCGGGGATTCGGGGTGGATGTTTTGTGTAGGTCCACACGAATTTCATATTGATGGGGCGTTAAGGCGCTATTACTCAGGTTCTATTGATATTACCTACAACCAGAAAGATCGATATTTCTTGGTGGGTGAGAAAAAGAAAGTCAAATGTAAGGCTTGTAAGGGGTTTGGCTTCATTCGAGATGATGGGTGGGGGCATATAGATAAATGTGAAATGTGTGATGCAGAAAAAGGAGCCAGCCATGAGTGAGTTTGAGGGTAAATCTGGAAAGTGGGCTTGGGAGATTCAAAAAGAACAACAAGCGAAAGTGGAGGAGCTGCAAAAGCGTTTAGATGGGGCATTAAAAGAGACTCAATATGCTTTGCAGTATGTTGAAGAAGACATGCGCGGCAATCATGAATTTCTACAAATGGCAATGATTCGAACCCTTAAAGCTATAGAGCAAGTGCTCAAAGGTGGTGCTTGATGTCATCAGTCAGCATTGCTGAATACCGCAAGTTATTTCCCATAAAGAAAAATAAAAAGCGCCGTTCAGCAAAGCAAGTTGCCAGACAACCAAGTGTGGGTGAAGTGGTTCTGGCAACGCATTTAAGAGCATGCAAGATTGGTTTTGAACAGGAATATAAGTTCCATCCTGAACGCAAATGGAGAGCAGATTTTTTAATAAAGGGTTCAAAGATTTTGATTGAGGTAGAAGGCGGGATCTGGAGCGGAGGCCGTCACACAAGAGGTAAGGGCTATTTAGGGGATATGGAGAAATACAACTCCGCAGCAATGATGGGTTTTACAGTTTTACGGTTCAGCACAGAGCAAGTTAAGTCCGGTATGGCATTAAAGCAAATTGAATTATTAATTAAGGGTAAATAGGAAGGCGATTATGTTAGTTGAAAAGTTTGATTTTATTGAGTTACTTCGCCTTGCTATTGCTCAAGGCAAAGCAGAAGGTAAGAAAATTTCAAAAGATGTAGTTTTAGGTGAATTAGCGCTGTTATCACCAGCTGCAAAGCTTTGGGCCACAGTACTGGTTGAGAAGGTTGATTTTGAACGTATTGCAATAATTACCCCGGCACAAAAACAAACTGAAACTTTTTACAGTAAATATGATTTTAATTTTCAAACTGAACGCCGTATTGAAGATATTCCGGGCAAGGTTGAATTCGTTCGCGGCGAGATTAAATCTGGTAATTTTTTCCGAGCGCGAAATAAATTAGCGGTAAAGATTCATGAAGAAATGGTAAAGAAAAAATTTACACCTACTAATGCTCAAGGTGATCTCACTAATCTGGCTAAAGGAATGGCTGAGATTATTTTGCGTGGCCATGTTTTTGTTAAGGCTATGTGTGGCTCATGTCAGGGAATAGGCAAAATCGAAATATTTAATGCTAAAGGTAATCCTGAAGGATCTAGGTTCTGTGAAAAATGTAATGGCACTGGTAAACGTCCTTACACATTGAATGAAAAAATGCAGCTTGCGGGAATCAATGCAACTAAAACGGCCTATATTAAGAGCTATCAAAAGTTTGAGCTGTTTGGAGAATCAATCGTTGCAGAATGGGAAAATGAAATTAGAACGCGTATTTCTCGATCATTCCGTTTTGAACTTCCTGATAGTCAAGAAACTTACGCTTGACAGTTGGGTATACACTTGAGTATAAAGATTTCTAAAATGGGCGAAATGTAAAGTAATCGCCAGAATGAATTTAAGAGCTCGCCAATCGGTGGGCTTTTTTATTTTGTGCTATAGTCCAGTCTAATTAAAATCTGGTACTTAAAATGAATATCTGTGTTGGTGGTGAACTTGACGGGCAAAAGATTGAAAAAGAAGGGCGATTGTTAAGAGCTTCTGATATCGACCCAAGTTTCACAACAGAATATTACAAACAGGTTTTTAACCGCGACAATACGGTTTTCCATTTCTGGTTGCCAATCGGATCTGACTTACATGATATGTCTGAGAAAGTTCTAAACATCCTTAGAGCACCTAAAAACTAGTTTATCGTTTGCCGGACGTATTACGGCGCAAATGGCCCCGCTAAATATCGATTATTGGCGGGGCTTTTTCTTTTTGGAGTATGTATGACTGAATTTCAAAAAATTACACATGAGATTAGACAGCTCCAAATAGAGCTAAACCATTTGGGAAGTTGCAATACAAAAGGTTTAAATACAGAACAGATCGCTCACTTAGATGAGCGATTTTTTTTGGCCATAGCAAAGCAAAATAAATTAATTGCACGCCTCAACAATAAACCAGAAGGCTTCTTATAAGAGGCTATTGGTATGGATGATAAAGAGTATTTTTGGCTAACACGGAAAAAAGAACCTAAACCTAAGTCCAAATCCAGACCACTACCTAAAGCTACTCAAAAGTACTTAGAGGCAGAGGAAGAACTTACACAAGCTTTAGATAATCTGGAAATTAAATACGAAAAGAAATTCCAGTTTAAATCAACAAAGCATTGGCGTTTTGATTTTCATTTAATTGAACATCGTATTTTAGTTGAAATTGCTGGCGGTCCTTGGTCTGGTGGACGAAAGGGCAGGCTGGCAACAAAGGCGTGGAGTATGGACCGTTACGATGTTGCTGAATCAATGGGATATACCGTTGTTCGGTTAGAGGCAGCACCAAGATTTAAGATTAATGAATCTGGTCCATTACAGATCCAAGCTCATTTCGCAAGCCAATGGCTCAAAAATTTAAAGAGGCAAATATTTAATGGATCAGATCAGACCATTTCCTCCAACTGATTTTATGGATCAGGCCGAAGAAGAGGAAGCACTCCGTTTAATACCTGCACCTGATTTAAAACTATGGGTAGTTGCTAATTTTCTTACGCTGGGTGGACCTTTACATAATCCAGATCACGACCATATCGCTGAGATGCTTCATGATAATGAGGGTTTCTTGGCTTTCGCATGGGCTTCTTCTGCTTATACCAGAGCTAAGCGTATGGTGCTCGGCCAATGTGAAAAGGTTATGTTTCAACAAGGCGGCTGGAAGAAAGCTCGACAAGAGCAGCAAATGCGCGACTGGTTCGGATTCGTTCCAGTTTACTTAATCACAATCGATGCAAGCTTTTGTGAAAAGGCAAACGATAGCGAGTTCTGTGCTTTGCTTGAACATGAGCTTTATCACATCGGTGTAGAACGAGACTCGGACGGTGAAATTATTTACAGTGATCATACTGGCTTACCAAAGCACTATTTAGCCGGTCACGATGTGGAAGAGTTTATCGGTGTTGTAAAACGCTGGGGAGCAAATGACAGTGTTAAGAGGCTTATTGAAGTTGCTAAAAACCCGCCGTTTGTTTCTGATTTAGATATTTCGAAATGTTGTGGAAACTGCGTAATCAATTGAGCCATGAGGCTCTTTTTTTTGCCTATCTTCCTTGACGTACCTTGACGGATAGAGAGAAATGGCATCTTTAAATAAAAAGCAAAAACTCTTTATTGTACGGTCACTTGCTGTATTTAATACACCTCAAGAAACAGTATCGCTCGTCAAGGAAGAATTTAACATTGATGTGACACGTCAACAGGTCGAGACGTATGACCCTACTAAAAGAGCTGGTAAAGATCTTAGTGCTGAACTAAGAGCAGAGTTTGATCTGGCGAGAAAGGATTTCTTAGATAAGCCTGAGCATATCCCAACAGCAAATTTATCTGTACGCCTAAAAATATTGAATGATTTAGTCTACAAAAATTCTCGAAATGTTAGGGCTGTTAGAGGACTGTTAGAACAAATTGCCAAAGAAGTAGGTGGTCAATTTACTAATACAAGTAAAACCCAATTAACGGGCGCAGATGGGCAACCATTGCAACCTCAACATGTTACTCAAGTTGTCGCAACGCCTGAACAGATAAAGCAGGTGTTAGATGAACTCCAAGGTAAATACTAAGCTGCTCGAAATGCAGTTAGAGCGAGAGCTTTGTGAGAAAGAACATTTATTCTTTACACGGCGTTTTTTCTTACCTCGCATGGGCTTTAAGTTTTCGGTCAATTGGCATCATGAATATATTGCCGACAAGATAGACGAAGTAATTGCGGGCAAGGTTAAGAACTTAGTTATTAACGTTCCACCGGGCAGTGGTAAGACAGAATTACTCACTAATCTTATTGCCCGTGGTATAGCTCGTAATGCTCGTTCCCGGTTCTTGTATTTATCTTTCTCACAATCACTTGTAGAGGATGTATCTGCAACAGCTAGAAATATTGTTAAGTCAGAAGACTTTCAGAGTTTATGGCCAGTAAAGATCTCTACCAGTACGGACGCTAAGTCTAGTTGGAAAACCACAGTCGATGGATATGACGCAGGTCATGTTTATTCTGCTTCGATGGGTGGGCAGGTCACGGGTCGCCGTGCTGGTACATTAGCTAATGAGGGCTTTACCGGTGCCATTATTCTTGATGACCCATTAAAGCCTGAGGATGCATTTAGCCAGACCGCTAGACGTAAAGCTAACCGTAAAATTCTAAACACGGTCAACTCTCGTAAAGCTAAATCTGACACGCCAATTATTCTGATCATGCAACGTTTGCACGTTGAAGATCCGACTAACTTTGTGTTGACTGGCAATGTACCTGGTGAGTGGGAACAGATCAGTATTCCCGCACTTATTGATGATGAGTACATCATTAAGCTACCAGAGCACATACAGCGCAAAATTCCACGTGATGTTGAGCGTGATGAGAAAGGCCGACAAAGCTACTGGCCATTAAAAGAATCTTTACTTTCATTGCTGCAGCTGGAGAAAGGCGGGGAAGATAAAGACGGCGCCACAGTGTCACGCTATACGTTTGCAAGCCAATACATGCAAAACCCTAAAAAGCTGGGTGGTGATCTTGTTAAGGCTGAGTGGTTCCCACGTTACCTAGAGCTACCTGTTCTTAAATGGCGTGCGATTTGGGCAGATACGGCGCAAAAGACAAAAGAGCATAACGACTTCTCAGTGTTCTTATGTGCTGGTCTTGGCTATGACAATAACCTTTACATCATTGACGTGAAGCGTGGCAAATGGGAAGCACCAGAGCTATTGAAAGAAGCTAAAGCTTTTATCAATAAACACAAGGACAGTAACACAAAGATTGGCAAGCTTCGTTATATGGCCGTAGAGGATAAGGCGAGTGGTACCGGTTTAATTCAGTCCATATCTAAGCAGACCACTTTACCAATACGTGCGATTCAGCGAAGTACTGACAAACTATCAAGGACAATGGACGTCATTCTTTATGTTGAAGAACGCCGTGTCTGGTTACCAGCTAATGCACCGTGGCTTTTGAACTACATTGAAGAAATTGAAGGCCTTACTGCTGATTGGACACATGACCATGACGACCAGTGGGACCCAACCATTGATGCGATTAATGATTCATTAGCCAAAAAGCCAACTGTATTTGATTAGAGGAAATTATGGCTGAAACTAAAAAGCCCGATGCAATTGGCGATGCAGGGGCATATACAAACTTTGTCTCAAATATTGGTACCGACCGTGACAAAGCTTCACATGGTTCATTCGTTAAGAAAGTTATTCCTGATGAGCAATTAGAAGCGGTGTATCAACACTGGTTGGCTAAGCGAATCGTCAACCGCCCAGCAAGTGACATGTTACGAGCTGGATGGTTCTATGAAGGGATTCAGGATAACGATTTATTAAAGCTCAAAGAGGCGTGTAAGACTTTTAACTTAGATGGGGTGCTCTTATCTAGCTTGGTCCTTTCTCGCTTGTATGGCGTTTGCTATGTGCTTCTAGGAACTGTGGACGGCGGCAACTTAGATCAACCGTTTGATTTAAACAAGTTAGGCGTGGGGCGTTTAGAGTTTTTCACGGTGCTTAAGAAAAAGCACATTGAAGCTGATACCAGTAAATATTTATCACCAAAGGAGGCAGGTGGAGTTTTAAAGCAGCCTGAATTTTACAAGCTAAAGCTTGATGGTAAATCTAACCAACGGATCCACCACACTCGCTTAATCAAATTTTGCCATGCAGATGTAGTTAATGAAGAACCTGTAAGTGTTTTGCAGGAAGTTTATGAAGATCTGCTTGATCATGCCGCCGTTAAGAAAGCCTCAGCAAGTCTTGTGCATGAATCAAAAATTGACGTGATTAGAACCCCCAACTTGGTCGATAAGATCAAGGAGGACATGAAATCCGTAGTTGAACGTTTTCTCAGTGTCGGATTACTAAAGGGTTTAAACGGTATGCTCGTCTTGGATAAAGACGAAGAATACGATTCAAAGTCTTATAGCTTTGGTGGTTTGCCGGATCTAATGCGTGAATTCTCTATTCAAGCTGCTGGTGCTGCGGATATGCCATATACGATTTTATTTGGCCAATCACCTGCGGGTATGAATGCAACAGGCGAACATGACACACGGAACTATTACGACAGTATCGCTACTAAGCAAACATGGTCCTTAAAGCCATTCATGATGAAGCTTTTAAGGGTAATTGTTCAAACTACATTTGGACGTCAGATTCCAAGCTTAGACGTTGTATTCAATCCACTCTGGCAATTAGACGCAAAAGTCCGTTCTGAAGTTGAGAAAGCTAACGCTGAACGGGATGCTAAATATTTAGAGATGGGCATTATTACAGAGCCACAGATAGCACGTCAGCTACTCATTGATGGTGTTTATTCAGTGATTGATGAAGAACATATCAAAGAGCTTGAGACAATGGTGAAGCTTAATGACAACGATAATTCAGATCCTGAAACCCCACCTCCAGCAGGCGAAGAAACGTAAAAAAGGTCGTAAAGCTTCTAAGGCGAGAGCCGTGCACGTAAACCGCCGTGTAGAGCTATATTACACACGGCAATTACTGGCTATCTCAAAATATTGTCAGGAACAAACTAAGGATTTAGTTATTCCTACAGTAGGCCAGAACATCGGAGATGCATGGTTCTCTGACATGATGGCGGCGTTTAGGGAAAAGCTCACAAAGTATGTTGTTGAGGTTTCCCGTCCGTTGGCCACAAAGGTTGTGACTGACACCCAAAAGGAAGTGGACAAGCAAATTGCAGAGCACACCAAAACAATTATTGGTGTGGATCTTACGCCGTTTTATCGAGCTGCTGATATCCAAGACGAGGTAGATCTAAACATTACGGCAAATGTCAGTTTGATTAAATCCATTCCACAGCAATACGCCGATAAACTTGAAGTGCTAATCACTAATGCTTTACAGACCGGCCAAACCAATGAAGAGTTGGCCAAAGCAATTAAGCAATTGGGTTTATCTACTGATTACCGAGCACGTCTTATTGCTAGTGATCAGATGGGCAAGATTAACGGCCAAATTAACCAAGCTCGACAGCTTTCGATGGGTGTTGAGACATACACATGGCAAACGGCGAAAGATGAGCGTGTAAGGCCAGATCACCAGCATAAACAGGGCAAGACATTTAGATGGGATTCACCGCCAGAAGGGGGGCATCCCGGTCAGCCTATTCGTTGTCGTTGCACAGCCTTACCTAATTATGAGGATTTTCTAAGTTTTTAATAAGGTATAATTTAATTTTTAATCAAATTTTATACTTTATGAACCTAAAACATCTGACTAATTTAATGTTAAAAGATTTGTATTTAATCAATACAGGAGGAAAAGAAGATTATGAGTTTGCAGGTTTTGCAACAGGTAAAAATAATTATCAAGTAACTTTGGATAGAGTATTTGAGGATAGGCTTTCTATCATATCACTTGAGATTTTCAATAATTACAAGCCTGATTTTAGAATTGATGAAATTCAGTTTAAGAAAATTGTAAGAAAAGCAATTGTTAACTTAATTACAACCGATCAAATTGATTTAAGCTCAGATTTTGATAACTTGGAGTTAATAAGATGTGAAACTCAAAATTTAGTCAAAGAAACACAAATAGAGCATGTTCATATTATTCCAGCAAGAACTTTAGGATTTGAAAAAAAAGGAAGGTTGAAAATAGGCCCAACTACTATTTTTTCATTAGAGGAATGGATAGAAAATTCTGAATTTCATAATGAACTTAAAGAAAAATATGGAGGTAATGAAATAAATTCAGAATGGAAGATCAATTTATTATTAAAATTAAAAAATCCTGCCTATCAAATAACTGGTGTTGCCGACAAGATATATGAGTTTGTTAAAGACTCAAATTCAATAATCAAAGTTAATTTAAAAGGATTTGAATATGATTTTTCTAAGAAATTAAGTAAGTTAATCGCAAAGACAACTTTAGACATGCTTTCTTTATTTTTAGGGTGGCAGAATGCTTTTTATAAACAAATTATCCATGATGAAAGAATCGGTCCAGCCATCACTTATGACTTGAAAGAATTTGATGGGTATATTGGTTTTCCGGGCGTTAAGTTAGAAAAACAAACACATCCTCTAATTCTAGAGGGAGAAAGAGAAATAGAATTTTTAAGTGAGTTTGAAAAGTTTAAAGAAAACTTTGAGTATATTTTAGATAGTTTTATTAATCTAAAAAAATGTAAATATCCATTATTAACACATAGATGGATATTAGCTTTAAGATGGTATGCAGAAGGAATACGAGAACCTGATGATGTTATAGCAGTAGCAAAATTAGCTTGTTGTCTTGATGCTTTAAGTAATGGCGGAAAGTTAGGTGGAATAAAAACTCTTCTTACTAATATCCTAGGCATAGAAAGTGATCAAATAATATTTAAAGATAAAATTAAGAATATAGATTTGCACACTTTTGTAAAAAGAGTTTATGACAATGGTAGATCAAGAGTTTTTCATGGCACTATTGAAGATATGCTTGAATCTTATGAAATAGATAAATTAAGACTTATTGAATGTTGCCGTTTAGTTTTATTAGAAACTTTAGTTCGCTTAAAACGATATGACGGTCAAGATATTGGCAAAGCTTTTCAGTTAATGAAGTAAAAATATTGTTATCCAAACCCACTTCGGTGGGTTTTTTATTGAGCGCAATTTATGAAAACAATTTACCAACTCAAAATTGGTGACTTTGCGCCAAGCGAATCGACACGCTCATTTACCAAAGAGGGATATCTGAAATGCGTCAATGTTCGCTTGGCTAAAGCGCCTCAAGTACGTCAGTACTATGCGTATGAGTTTCCATCATTGGAAGGTTATACCGCTGATCAAGTCATTAATGTCTACACGCCAGCAGAAGAGCTTTTCAAGCCTGAGGCTATTCAAAGCTTCAATGGTGTAGACGCTACAGACTATCACCCGCCTAAGAATGAAATTAACGCTTCTAACTGGAAGGATTATCACATTGGCTATTGTGAGAACGTCCGGCAGGAAGGTGATTATCTGGTGGGCGATTTGCTCATTAAAGACAAGATCAGCATTGATCTGATCCAAAGCAACGAGCGGCTAGAAATGTCGCTTGGCTATGGAGCCTTATTAATCGTTGAGCAGGGTACGGCGCCAGATGGTACGCCGTATCAAGCGAAATTTATCAATTTTATAGGCAATCACGTAGCGCTCGTTAAATATGGCCGTTGTGGTGGTGATTGCCGCATCGGTGACAAACAACAAACTCCACATAAGGGGAATATATCAATGGAAGTTATTGTAAATGGTGTGCGCTATAACATTGGCGATAACACGCCTTTAGCGGATGCATTAAAAATCCAGCAAGAGCAGCTTGACAATCTAAAGGCGGCAAAGCTCAAAGTTGGTGATAAGCAATTTTCTATAGGTGATGAATTGAACGCAGTTCAAGCGGTTGTAGATCAGTTACATGCCGAAAAAACAGCACTGGAGCAAAAAGTAGGTGATCTGGAAAAGAACCAGATGACTCCTGAAAAGCTTGAGCAAGCTGCTGCAGAGCGTGCTGCTGTGATTGCCGATGCTAAAGCATTGGTGCCAACAGTTAAAACCGAAGGTTGCTCATGTGAGCAAATCAAGCGTGATGTTATTGCTGCAAAAGCTGGTGATGCTTTAGTAACTGCTTTGATGGGTAACGTATCAGTAGGTGATGCAAAGCCTGAGCAGATCGACACAACTTTCCGTGCACTCTGTGCTGTGAAGGGTACTCATCCTTCTAATCCTGTAGGTGATGCTCTTCACCAGCAGCAAAGTGTTAAAGCTGGTGATGGCAACCCAGCAGGCGGTGGGGATGAAAAGACCTACAGTAAAGAAAACGCATACAAAACAATCTAAGGGGAAGTAAATCATGGTTAAGCAATACGATGCTGTACCCGGTATGAAGTTTCACCTCATCGGACCAGAGGATATTTTATCCCTGCCTATGGCTGGTGCCGGTTTGGTGAACGATGGTGACGTGGTTGTACGTAGTACGGACGGAAAAACATTTTCTGCAGTAACCGGCGCAACCAACACCAAGTTTGGAATTATCGTACGTCACGGCGTAGGTAAATCAGGCAAAACGGCAGATGGCAAAGAAGCCTACAAAGCAACAGATGTCGCGCCAGTTATGACAATTGGCTCAATTTACGTGAAGGTCACGGCACCAGTCACCGATATCAACGCAAAGGTTTATGTCAAAACAGCTAACGGCACCACAGCAGCGCCGTTAGGTTCTTTATCCCCAACAGCAACAGACGGTACAGAGTTACCGAACGCATCTTGGGAAACAATTTCAAATGAGCAGGGCTTAGCTGCTGTTCGCTTACGTGGGGCATAATAATTATGAGTAAATTGGCAGCAATGAAGCTACGTCTAACACCAGTAGCTCAAATGGTTCAAGCAAATATTGGTGATGCATTTAACCTTGATGCATTGGCCCAATTATTCGTTAAATTGGAAGAATTTAACGAAATGGATCCTCAGCTTCAGCAAGTGATGGATTACGCTAAATACATTCCTGTTAAACCTGTCAGTGCAGTATATGGTGGAGGAGAAATCCTAAGCCGTAAGAAAGGTGTGGGTTTGGGTAAAGATCATTCAGGAACTGGTAATGATATTCCTTTGGCCGAAGTTGAATATGATACGGTTCAATTGCCTGTGAAGGTCGGTACTATTGGTTATATGTATTCAGTGCTGGAGTTAGAAGCAGCTCAAAAATTAAATTTAGCGCTTGAAGCAGATAAAGTAGAGGCAGCTCGTCTTGCTGCAGAAAAACACTTAAGCAACATTGCATGGTATGGCAATGCACTTACAGGGGTTAAGGGTTTCTTAAATCAGACTGGTGTAACCATAGTTACAGCCCAACATAACTGGGCCACCGCAACCATTGAAGAAGTACTAAGTGACTTCAATGCAAGCTTGGCAGATGCTGAAGATCTTGTTGATGGGGATGTGTCCGTACAGCCAGATACTTATTTGATGGCATCAAATCAATACTTACACCTTTCTACTCGTGTAGTTGCTGATTCTGGCGGTAAGACTTTCTTAAAATTCATTGAAGAAAATAACATCTTCGCATCACAAGGTAAGCCGTTAACCATTCGTGGTTTAGGTCGTTCAAACGGAAAAGGTACAGCAGGTGCTGACCGTTCTATTATTTACCGCCGTGATCCGTCATGCATCCAAATGAAATGTGATGACGTCACTTTCTTGGCAGCTCAACCAGTTGGTGTGGATATTAAAGTGCCTGGTCACTATAAATATCAAGGCGTATGGTTGAAGCGTGTTGATTCTCTCCGTTACTTGGATCACGTGTAAGGATTAAAACAGTATGAAATATTCTTATATCTATAGCGGCTTACAGGCCGCTTTTGTTTTTTCTGGTATTGCTGTTTTGCCTACAGGCACACCAACTCTTGTGGATGAAGAGGCGCACAAGAAGCTCACTAAAAATAAGTTTGCTAAACATCTTATTGATATCGGTGAACTTGAAGTTCAGGAAATCCCAGATGAAGAGCCTAAATCAACGGGTAAAACTGGTGGCCGTGGTGGTAAAGGCGGCAAGCAAAACGATGCTGCAGGTGACGCGGCAAAAGCGGCAGAAGAAGCTGCTTTGGCCGCCGTGAAAGCTGAATTAACAGCTCTTGAAGTAACGTTCAGTGATGATGAAACACTTGAGCAGTTACAAGCTAAGTTAGCTCAGGCTAAGGAATAAGGTAGACATATGGACGTACAAACGTTTCGTAAAAAGTTCTCGACTGATTCGAGTTTAATGTCTTTGCCAGATGAGAGAATTCAGGATGCATTAGAAGAAGCGGATCTGATTGTTTCTCAAATTGAGTTTGGCGCATTAAAGGAACGTGCTGTAGGTCTGTATGCAGCACATATCCTTAAAGTTGGTACTGCAAGTGGCAATGGTGCTGCTTTTGGTACCGCATCAAGCATGACCATCGCTGGCCAAAGTGTGAGTTATTCACGTTCATCGAAAGAAGCTTTCTATGATCTCAGCATGTATGGCCAGCGTTACCTTGCGTTAAAAAATTCCATTCCAATCGATGATGAAGGCACAAACCCTAATCGTTTAGGTGTTGGCGCTTTTGTCGTATAGGAGAATCCCATGCCTTTTAAATATCAGGCACCAGAAGGTTATAAGCCAACTAAACTCGTTATTGCTGGTCAGAACCTAGATATCAAAAACGGCGTTTTAGAATCTGATAATGACATTATCCATATTTTAAAGCCCTTAGGTTTTGAGCGTTATATTGAAGTTGTTGAGCCAAAGAAAACGGCGGCCTCTGCTAAAGAGTAATTAAGCTATGAGCGATTATCGTGTTGATACTCAGGTCAACTTTGATGAGATGAATAATCGCGTTAGGTTTGAAATAAGACGCACGATTAACGCTCTTACTTTACGCTTACAGCGGATTGTTCAGGAAGACATGTTAAGTGGCCAACGACTCAAAGTTCAGTCAGGCCGCTTGCGTGGATCCGTTTCATCAAAGGTGGAAGAGGATAAGGATTCCATTGAGGGAACCGTGGGAGCTGGTGGTGCTTTGGTGCCTTATGCACCTGCACATGAGTTTGGTCTAAATGGTGCTTTGGGTGTTAAAGCACACCTAAGGACAATTAAACAGGCGTTTGGCCGACCTATTTCACCTGTTCAGGTCAATATTAAGGCCCATTCTAGGAATGTTCGGTTTAGAGAATTGCGGTTCATGCGTGATTCACTGGATATCGTGGCCAAGATTGTGCCGAAAAATATTGATGCAGCAATTCAGCGAGGTATTGCAGGTGGATAGCGAAGCAATTTATCAGGCGTTGTTTGAAAGGTTAAGTACAAGGGTAGAAGGACTGATTACGGTAAGTCGCCGTTTACGTCACTTTAACCATGTAACACCAGAACAGCGCCCAGCCATGTTTATTACACAAGGCAATCAGCAAGAAGTCCCGGTACATGGTTTAGATTCAAAAGTTGAACTAGCTGCTGAGGTTTATCTCTATATTCATGAATCGGACACTACAAAGCCGCCATCATCGCAGATGAATATATTCATCGATCGTGTACGTGAAGCAATTCAGCCGGACCATCCAGATTTTAATGAGTGTCAGACCTTAGGTGGTTTGGTAGAGCATTGCTGGATAGAAGGTACGATAGAAGTATATGAAGCAGTAGAAAACATGCTGGATGATCAGGCGATTGCAATTATCCCTATCCGGATCCTCACAACCAATTAACTAAACATTCATTTTATGACCGCCTCGATGGCGGTTTTGTCATTTTAGAGAGGTCAAAATAAATGGCTCAATATTTATTTGGTGCCGGCAAGATCTTTGCTACACCGATTCAAGATGTATACGGGCAACCGATTAGTAATCCCACACCAGTTGAAGTGGGGGTTATGCAATCCGTTGGTGTAGATATTAGCTATGACTTAAAAGAGCTTTTTGGTCGTGGACAGTTCGCCGTAGATGCCGCGCGTGGTAAAGGTACCATTAAATGTAAAGCTTCTTTCGGGCGTATTAACGGTACATTGTTAAATTCAATTTTCTTCGGAGGCGTTGTTGCTGAAGGTGGAATCGAAACAGTTTCCCAAACCATAAATGGTGAAGTAATTCCGGCTGGTGGCACTGTTACACCGGTTGTTCCTAACAGCGGTACATATGTAAAGGATCTAGGCGTAACAGATGCTAAGGCAATCCCACTTAAACGTGTAGCTTCAGCGCCAGCAACAGGGCAATACAGTGTAGATGCGGCAACCGGTGCTTATACATTTGCTGCTGCAGATGCAGGTAAAACGGTATTTATTAACTTCCGTTATTCAGCAATGGTGGCGGGTGCTAAGTCAATCACTGTATCTAACCTAGATATGGGTTATACGCCAGAGTTTGCCGTTGACCTTCAACGTGACTACAAAGGTAAGTTCATGCACATGAATTTCTTCCGTTGTACCAGTAACAAACTTGGATTCAGTTCAAAACAGGACGATTACGATATTCCTGAGTTTGAATTCCAGCCTATGGCTGACGATCTTAACCGTGTTTTCAAAATCGATTTATCGGAGTAATGCCAAATGCAATTTAAGCAAGTTGATAACCCACGTGGTAATAGTAAAGAAATTGCTGGTCAGACTTGGATTTTTGCTCCAGCACCATTGGGTACGATTGAGCGTTTCCAAGAACAATTAAGCTCAAACAATGTTCCAGCATCTGTAATTGTGGACATGGCTCATGTTTGTTTAAAACGGAATTACCCGGATATTACCCGTGAATATGTTTCTGATGAGCTCTTAGATATGGGTAACATGGAAGAAGTTTTAGCCCTAGTAACTAAAACATCCGGTTTGGAATATACAGGTAAACCCGCAGGTGAAAGCTCGGGGGAATAAACTGGGAGGAGCTGTACACGCATTTAGTGTTAACGATGGGTAAAGATTACGACTATGTACGTAATGAAATGGACCTGCCTAGATTAAGAGCATTAAGTGCGTATCAGCAAAGTAATCCTCCCGCGCATATTGGGATACAACGGCTTTGCCGTATTTTGGAAGCATTTATGGGAATTGATGAAACTCCGCAAGCTATCACCGTTTCAGATGATGACGAGGACGATATGCTGGAAGTTTTGTCGAATTTTCCACAGGGTGGTTGAGGCTGCCCTGTTTGCATTATTTGTAAGCGTTGGTTAAAGTTTGTTGATTAAACTTTATAAGGATAAATCAATGGCTTTAACAAATTGTAAAGAGTGTGGGGCACAAGTTAGTACTCAAGCTAAAAATTGTCCAAGTTGTGGAGCAAAAGTTAAAAAACGCTCCTTATTAAAATGGATCTTTCTAGGATTTGTTATTCTATTTATTATTGGTATTATTGCTGGTGGTGGAGAGGGATCTTCTTCATCAAGTAGCACTAGAGAATTGTCACCTAAAGAAGATGCATTAAAAAATACTGTACTTGATTATGATTGGTCAAAAGGTGGTTTTGATAGTGTCATGTTGGTTGATTTTAAAATCAAAAATAATAGTAAATATGATATTAAAGATATCACTGTAGAGTGTGAGCACTATTCTAATAGTAAAACAAAGATCGACAGCAATAGCCGAGTAATTTATGAGATTGTTAAAGCTGGTGAAACTAAAACAGTCAAACAATTTAATATGGGATTTATACATTCTCAAGCTGCATCGTCAGGTTGTGGAATAACTGACTTAGTTGTAATTCAATAAATATTCTTTAGAAAATAACCCCGTTCACACGGGGTTTTTTATTTTTCAAATTTACCTTGCATCGGCAAGGTTTTTTTATGCCTATGAGGTGTGTATGGCAAATAATAACCGTGTCGAAGTGCATGTTGGTGCTAAAACTTCCGAGTTAAAGGAAGGTATGCAAGATGCAGAAAAAATAGTTTCAGATTCCGCCAAGAAGATTGAAAGTACTGGGCATAACATTGATTTTAAACTTGATCTTTCTAATCTACGGTCAGAGCTAAATGGCTTTGCCTCAAATCTTTCAGATAAGTTCAAGACGGTAGGCAATGATATTAAGAGCTCGCTGACTAATGGTCTATCTTTGGTCCGAGGTGGTTTTTTTCTTGGTATTGGCCAAGAGATTGCTAGAAGTGCAGCGGAAGCGGTTGCAGCAATTCCTGATCTTGTATCTGCAGTGGGTAAGGCTTCAAAAGAGTTAGAAATTCAAGCCCGATTAGCAAACTCGAATACTTTGGAATTTCAAGAATGGGCATTTGCTGCCAAAAAAGTAAACGTGGAGCAGGACAAGCTATCGGACATCATGAAAGATGTAAACGATAAGTTTGGTGACTTCATGCAAACTGGTGGTGGTGAAATGGCCGATTTCTTTGAGAAAATCGCGCCAAAAGTCGGTGTCACTGCCCAACAATTTAAAGGTTTATCTGGTCCGCAAATCCTAGAAAAGTACTACCAGACTTTGCAAAAAGCTAATGTGTCACAGGCTGAAATGACTTTCTATATGGAAGCCATTGCGAACGATGCAACATTATTAGCACCATTATTGGATAACAACAGTCAAAAATTAAAAGAGTACGCTAAACAGGCTCATGATTTAGGCGTAATCATGAGTGAAGATGCCATAGCTGCTACCAAAGAATTTAATACGTCCCTTGAGACTGTCCAAACAACACTTCAAGGTGTATTAACCCGTATTGCAGCACAAGCAGCTCCATCCCTTACTGAATTAGCTAATCAATTTTTAACTTTTGCGGTTGATTCCAAGGATGCCATTGATGATTCAATTAAATCGATTATTGGCATTTTTGAAAGCTTGTTTAGCATTCTAAGTGAGCAGTTCACAACGATTGGAGCAATCTGGAGTGACTTGACTGGAAGCATTGGAGACGATGCGAATAAACAGATTGGCTTTATGGATGCTATATCTGTAGTACTACGAGCATTAGGTGTTGTAGTTACCGGCTTTCAGGTAGGCGTTCAATCTGCTTTTGCAATCATTCGTGCCGTTGTTGTTACGGTCTGCCAAGCATTAATCATTGCATTTAATGGCCTTATGGCTGGCTTTGATATGGTACGAAGTACTATTCAGTATGGTTTGGATGTACTACAAGTTAAGTTTCAAACATTTGGTAGCGTTGTAAATAATATCCTCCATTTTAACTTCTCAGGCGCAAAAGCTGCATGGGAGGGTGGTTTATCTCAGCTTGGTAGTATTACTGATCGATACACTAATCAAATGAAGGGCCGCATGGCTGAGCTGAAAAACTCTTGGAATGCAGGAGCCACTACAGCAGCAAATTCACTTGTCACAGCAGGTAAGCGAATTCTTGAGGTTACAACAGCGGGTAATCAGAAGATTACAAACTATGTATTTAAGGACCCGACAAAACCAATTGAGCCGCCTAAACCTCCTAAGCTTGGTTTAGGTACTGCACCGCCGAATCCTAAGTTGGGTATTGGTACTGGTGAAAAAGACGACAAAGGTGGGTCTAAGTCATCAGCTAAATCTAAAGCCGAGCAGGAAGCTAAAGAGCGTCAGCGCCAAGCTGAACAGGCTGCTAAAGCACTTGCGGATATTCGGTATAAATATGCATCCGAAGAAAAGAAAGTCGCTTTAGATCTGCAAAAGGCATTAGATGAGATTGAAAAATCCAAGATGACTGCAGATGAAAAAGCTGCTGCGAAAGTCAAAGCCGAAAAGGATGCATCCGACAAGATCATTGCTATTCGTTTAAAAGAGTTTGAGGAATACAAAAAAGCTCGTGAAGAACAGATAGACAATTATCAACAGCAAGCACAACGCCTATATGAAATTGAAGCGGCACGAATTCAGGCTGAGTTTGATGCCAAGAAAATTTCAAATGTTCGTAAAGTTCAGTTGGAAAAACAGCTAGAAGATCAGTTGCGCGAAATTAAGCGACAAGGTCTTTTAGAGCGTTTGGCTTTGGAAAATGAACAGACAAACATTACGGGTAAGCAAGGTAATCAAAACCAAATCACAAACAATATTTCTGATTTAGAGACGGATCAGAAAGTTGCTGACACTAAGTCTATGGGCTTAATCAGTGATGCGGAAATGAAAGACTTTGAAGCTAAGTTTGGTGGCTTTACTTCTCGACTTTCTAACCTTTGGGATCAGGGCATTCAGTCTCTTATGAATGGTACCCTCACTTGGAGTAACGCAACTAAAGCAGTGCTTGCTGACATGGGAGCATTTGCCTTGCAAACAGCTACTAAAGAGTTGCAAGGATGGCTAAGAATCCAAGCCATTAAGTTGGCTCGTAAACTTGGCTTTGTGGGTGCTGAAACAGCAGCAGAAGCTTCTGGCCAAGCTGCTCAAACAGGGGCAACCATTGCAGGTGAAGCAACACGTACCAGCGTTACTGCAGCAGGTGGTTTGGCACGTTTAGGCTTAAAAGCAGCTGAAGCGATCAAAGGAATCATGATGTCGGCATGGGAAGCCATGGCCGGAGCTTTTAAAGCCATGGTTGCAATTCCATATGTTGGTCCAATTTTAGCCGTTGGTGCTGGTGCAGCTGCTTTTGGTTTGGTTGCTGGTCTTGCGGGCAAGATTAAATCTGCTCGAGGCGGTTACGACATTCCATCCGGTGTAAATCCTGTTACTCAACTGCATGAAGATGAAATGGTATTACCTTCGCAACATGCAAATACCATCCGTGAAATGGGTAAAGCCTTACGTAACGGTGCAAGTTTCGGAGCAGCTGCAGTTGCTGAAGGTGGAGGTGCGGGAGCAACCATTAATATTAGTGCTATTGATGCCAAGAGTATTCAACGGCTCTTGAAGAGCAATGGCCGTGCAGTTGCTAGTGGTTTGCAAAGTTATGCCCGTGGATTTGGTAAAAACGGTAAATAAGGAGGTGTAAGTGTCAAACGTATTATTTCCAGAATTACCCGGTCTTGAATGGGATACATCTATTACTCCCATGTTTAACACCAAAATCATGACCTCCATTAATGGCCGGGAGCTTCGAGCAAGCTTTCAGGCCTCACCTAAATATGAAATCTCGTTGTCTTACGCATTCTTGCGCGAAAATAAGGGGAGAAAGGAATTGCAGCAACTTCAAGGATTTTATTTAGAGCGCCGTGGGGCATTTGATTCATTTCTTTATAAGATGCCTGATGACAATGAGTTTAGTTGCACATTTATTGGTGATGGAACTACTACAACTTTCCAGCTATACAAGGATATGTACACAAGCCAATTGCCTCTAGGTAATACAGAGGAGCAGATTGTAGGTGAAGTAGATCCCAACATGTGGAATCAAACACCAGCCAAAACAATGTGGAACACAGACCAAGAAAAGCTTATGTGGAATAACGCAACTGCTCAGATAACGAGTGACGGTAAATATGTACTTTCACAGCCGATCGAGGAGGGTGTAGAGGTAACTGTGACGGGTACTTTTTACTACCGTTGCCGTTTTAAAGATGACACACAGCAATATGTCAACTTTATGCATAAGCTTTGGAAAGCAGGGAAGGTTGAATTAATTGGTTCTTTGGGGAATAAGATATGAGACAGGCCTCTCCAAAACTTATAGCCTTGTTAGATGCCGATCAGTTCATCATGGCCGATCTTTACACCATTACAACTATTCAGGGCATTGAGTATCGCTATACAAGCTATGACGTCAATTTGACGGTGCAAGGCAAGGAGTTTCGAGCTGATGGACCAATTATCAGCCGAGAAGGGACTAGCCTTTCTTTAGGCATTGAAGTGGATAACTTATCTATCACTATTGAGGCAACCGAAAATACAAAGTTCGGCGATGTACCCATAGCTCAAGCTTTCCATAACGGAATTTTAGACGGCGCTCGGTTTAAGCTAGAACGAATTTTCATGGATATGAATACTCCTACAGATACCAGTGCCGGCACTTTAGTCTTATTTGAAGGGCGTATTGTTGAGCCTGAGCTTAATCGATATGAAATCAACGCAAGTGTGGTCTCTGATGTTGATAATTTAAAGCTTCAAATGCCAAGGAATTTATACACACCAGGATGCTTAAACACTTTATTTGATAGTGCATGTGGGCTTTTAAGCGCGGATTTTGCGGTAAATACTACTATTGGTACCAATAGTACGCCTAACCGCATACTTTGCGATTTAAGTCAGCCACAAGGTTGGTTTACTCAAGGAGTTGTGGAGTTTTTAGAAGGTGCAAATATTGGTATTAAACGAACCGTACGCTTGCATGAAGCTGGTTCGCTAATCCTAACTTTGCCGCTTTTAAAAATGCCAGAGATAGGAGAGGCGATTCGTGTTTATCCGGGTTGTGATAAACGTCTCGATACATGTACTAATCGTTTTAACAACCGTGCTCGATTTCGTGGTGCACCATTCGTACCCGTTCCTGAAACATCAATTTAATTTTTTAAATTTAACCCAAGCCCTGCAAATGCAGGGCTTTTTATTTGGGGGTAGAAATGCCTTTACCTAATGCCGACCAGTTCGTTGGTCAAAATGTGACTGAATCGGGCTTTAAGCAAGCCCAAACTCAACTGATTCAATTTCTAGGTGATGAAGTTCCAACTAATGAAAAATTAGTTAATACCTTTGCCACAAAAGCAATTGCTGATTCTAAAACCACCTTAATGCCAATTGATTACAAGATAACTGTGACCAGTGATCCCGATGAAACAAAGAATGGTGATTACACGTGGAACGGTACGGAATTAGTTAAAAGTCCTTATGATCCTGTTGATAAATCGAGACAATTTACAAGTGAAGAAGTAGGTAAAGTTTCTGCAGATGTTAAGGAGAAATTTGAAAAAATTAAACTTTCTACCAGTAGTGAATCCACTTCTGTTATTCCAGTCTTGGTTGATAAAGATAATAAGACTTTAATTGGTTATGACACAGAGAAAGACCAGATTGCCGCAGGGAGATTGCAAGAGCAGGTTTTAGAAAATTTACCTAACTTAAAAAAATCGGAAGACATTGGGAAAATTGCTGTTCTAACAGACTCAACGCACAAAATCTTGATTGGTTATGATACGGAGAAAGACCAAGCGATCATAGCGGGGCTAGAGTTACCAAATCAAAGACCTCTCGTGAAGGCCGTTAATCACATTCTGTTTTATGGTCAATCTCTATCAGTCGGAGCAACAGCAACCACGATTCTAAGTACATCGCAGCCTTATTTTAATGTGACATTCGACACGGGCCCACGCAAAGACTCAGCTGCAAATTCAGTCATTCCACTGATTGAGCAATTTAATAATCCAAGTTCAGATGGCTATGATAATCGCGGTGAGACTTGTTGCTCTGGTGCAGCAAATTACGCAAGTCGAGCAATGATGCTAGAGAATGGTATTGATCCAAAGGACCATGTAATTTTTGCATCTACCGCAGGACATGGGGGGTATCGCATCGATCAGCTTGAAAAAGGTACGGACTGGTATAACTTTTTTATCGAGCATGTGTCCGAAGCAAAGCGTCTAAATGGCGAAGATTACAAAGTACAAGTCGTGTGCTGGGTGCAAGGTGAAAATGATGCAGTAAGTTCAGTACAAACAAGTTATGAAGTTTATCGACAAAAACTTTTAAAACTTCAGTCAGATGCCAGTGCAGATATTAAAGCGATTACTGGTCAAACGGATGAAGTGAAATTTATTACTTATCAAATGTCGTATGCAGCAAGAACGTGGGAAAAACAAGCGCTTGTTCAACTGCATCTTTGTCAGCAATCAGATAAGTTTTTGATGGCTACGCCGATGTATCACATGCCGTATGCCATTGACAATATTCACCTTACAAATGTTGGTTACAAGTGGCTCAGTGCTTATTTCGGGCGCGCATATAAACAATTGGTTGTTGATAACCGAAAGCCTGATTTTATCAATCCCAAAGTAGCTCAACTAATCGGTGATGAAATTCATATCAACTTTGACGTGCCGAAGGTCCCTCTTGTACTTGATACAACAACTTTAGCTTTAACGACAGATCATGGATTTAAAGTTCTTGTTGATGGAGACGCAACAACAATTGTGAGTGTTACAGTTCAAGACGATAAAGTTGTTCTTAAATTATCTGAGCCGCCAACGGGGGTGGTCAAGGTTCGATATGCATTGGACCATCTTGGGGCTGGCATCAGTCTAACTGGTGGAGCATCTGGAAATCTCAGGGACTCTACTGCAGATGAAATTTTAATTGATGGAGTGTTAAAGCCACTTTATCACGTATGCCCGCATTTTGAATTGACTGCATTTATAGATAAAGGAATTTAATCAATGAGTTTTTTATTTTTTAAGACAAAAGATTTCTCAAGCGCCCATTCATTGCCTCAACTTAAAGATGTTTCAGATTTAATTCCGCAATATGAGAATAATGCATATGGTCACTGGTTGTTTGGAGGAGGTCCTTCTTCATTGGTAGATGTTGTCAATGGAAGAATATTGACGCTTCAAAATGGGGCAACAGTTCAGCCAGTATATGGCGATAAAACAATTACGCTATCCACAGCCATCGGCAATGCGCTTTTGACAGATTTGGTTGATTCTTCTGCACAGAGTATGACTTTATGTTCAGTAGTAAAGTGTAGTACAACGTCTCTGGCCATTTTACTGGGCAATCTAGTTCCGAGTTCATCTGCATTAAGTAGCGGTCTAGCTGCTTTTGCATCGGCAGGGAAGGGGTATCTGACTGTTAAGCCTGCTACTGCAGGTGGACCAGGGGGTATTTCATCTTTAACGCCTCCATCATCAATTGTACAGACATCCAACTTTTTTATTGCAACAAGCGTTGATAAGAATACAAAAAAAGGAATCATCTATCTTCAACAATTAGGCGTTGAGTCTAGTAATGAATCGTCATATACCGCTGTTAGCTATGAATCTTCAGCTAATAAAATCGGTATAGGAAACGTGGCTTATACAGGCTCTAGTAATACAGCTACTTATTCTGAAGCAATCATTTTTGATAACGCTTTAACTTTGGCTGAGATTCAAAATGTAGCATTACGCTCTAAAGATCGTATGGCGAATAGGAATATAAGTTTTTAAATGAAAAATTTAGAAGCAGTTAAAGAAGCTCTTACATGGCTCGGCACACCTTATCACCATCAAGGGCGTGTTAAGGGAGTTGGTGTGGACTGTGGTACTTTGATCTGTGAAGTCTATGAAAAAGTTGGACTCATGGACCATTTAGACCCGCGGCCATATCCACCTGACTGGCACTTACACCAGATGGGACAGCGTTATTTAGAACTCATTTTAGGTGTATGTGATCCAGTGGAAGGGCCACCGCAACCGGGCGACATTGTTTTATATCATTTTGGCAAATGCATCAGTCATGGTGCAATTGTTATCGAATGGCCACAGGTCATTCATAGTTACCTCCATCAGGGAGTCATTATCCAAGATGGAACAAAAGGAAGTTTAGCCCGGCGAATTGCCGGGTTTTTTCGTATGAAGAGGCTTAAATAAATGGGTGGATTATTTGGTAGTACTACAATTAGTACAACGGATACCCGTATTAACTCTATGCGGATCCAGCAGTCAGCTTATGGGCTTTGCCAGCCATTGGTTTATGGTAAAACTCGTGTAGCGGCTAATATGTTTTGGTATGGAGATTTTACAGCTACACCTCATACAACAGTTCAAAAGTCTGGTGGTAAGGGTGGGGGTACAAAAACCAGTAATACCACCTTTAGTTATAGCGCCTCTCTCATGCTCGGTTTATGTGAAAACCAGATTAAAAAGATTGGCCTGATTTGGGTAGACAAAGAGCAATATGTACCTAAACAAGAAGGATCTATTATTTTAGATCCCATCGACCAGTTAAAATTTGAATTATTCGATGGAAATAATAATCCGCCGTGGGGATGGTTAGTATCAAAGCATCCAGAACAGGCAATTAACTATCCGTATTTGGGGTATGTAGCTGTAGCTAATTATGAGATGGGTAATAGCGCCAGCCTTTCAAATCATAATTTTGAAGTGATCAGTACTATCACGCTATCTGACACAATTGATGATGCTAACCCGGCAGATGTTATTGAAGATTTTATTACTCATCCACGTCATGGTGCGGCCCCAAATCTTAACATTGCAGATCTGGAAGAGTTTAGAACCTATTGCCGGGCAGCTAATCTCTTGATTAGCCCTGCATTCACAGAGCAACGCCCAGCTTATGAAACTATCAATGAGATTGTCGAGGCGGTTAACTGTGCTGTGGTACCAAGCCCAGATGGCTTAAAGATCCGTTCTTTTGGGGACTCTGCAATAACGGGTAACGGCGTTACCTTTACACCTGATCTCACACCGGTTTACCACTTAACTGATGATGACTTTATTGGCGATGATGAGCCTGTACGTGTGCGCCGTAGTCGTGACACAGATGCCTATAATCATGTGCAGATTGAATATATTAATCGCTATAACCAGTACAACACCGAAACAACAGAAGCCAAGGACCAAGCAAATATTGAAATGTTTGGCTTGCGTACCGAGGACCCCGTGGAATGTCATTATTTCTGTGAGCCAAAAATAGCTCGCCATGCTGCACAACTTCGCTTACAACGACTGCTATATGTTCGCAATGAGTATGAATTTGATTTGGGATGGAAGTACTGCCGATTAGAGCCAATGGACATTCTTACGTTGACTGAATCGGGATTGGGGCTTGATAAATTCCCTGTTCGTATTACACGTATAGAGGAAGATGAAAGCGGCATGTTAACCGTTACTGCAGAAGAATTATCTATCGGTTCAAGGTCTGCCATTGAGTATGACTCTCAAGTGTCAAATGGTTATCAGGGCGGAAATGAAGAGCCGGGTAATGTGAATGCACCATCTATATTTGAGCCACCGCTGGATCTTACGGATGGCAAGAATCAAGTTTGGGTTGCTGTCTCGGGCGGGGCTAATTGGGGTGGATGTAATGTTTGGGTGAGCCTTGATAATACGACATATGAAATGATTGGCACAATTTATGGATCGGCACGTTATGGGCAGCTTGTTACAACAATTGATGCAGATGATACGACATTACAAGTTGAGCTAAATACAGCAAGCCAGATCTTCAGCGGAACATTAGAAGATGCTCAAGCTGACCAAACACTTTGTAAAGTGGGGGATGAGTATTTTAATTATCAGGTAGCCACCTTAAACGGATCTGGTCTTTATACCTTAAGTGATGTTTTACGTGGACGTTTTGATGATGCACAAAGCCACAACGCTGGTGAGCCATTTGTTCGTTTGGATAAAGCTATATTCAAATATCCGTACAATGAGGGTCTAGTAGAAAAACAAATCTTTTTAAAGTTCACAAGCTTTAATGGTTTGGAACGTAAGGAGCAAACCTTAGATGAGGTTACGGCGTATAGCTATACTCTAAGTGGCGGCCGTCCAGCAGGTGTTAAAGGTCTTTCCCTCCAATCACCGTTTGTTGGTACCACTTTCAAGGTTCAATGGCAAAGCTCAACTGGTGCAGATGGCTATCGTGTTCAGGTCTGGTCTAATGGGACAATGATTCGTCAAGTTGATACAACTAATACGGATTATAGTTATTCGATCGAAGAAGCCAAACAAGACGGTTTAGGCCGAGCTTATACAATTCGAGTGGCCAGCAAGAACGGCGACCAAGTTAGTACCTATGCTGAGTTAAGTATAAGTAATCCGGTACCGCCAGTACTTCTCAATGTTTATACAGCTGCTACTGTAGATTCGATTACTGTGAATTGGATACCTAGTGAAGTTCCGGATCTAAAAGACTATGCAGTATGGTTAAGTCCAACCTCTAATTTTGACCCAACTCAAATGCCACCTTCATGGACTGGTACAGAAACCACAACAACTTTTGGAGGACTTCAACCAACTACCCCTTATTACATTCGTGTTGCTGCACGTGATGTGTGGGAAAACACAGTCTGGAACTACACAAATCAGATTACTCAGAGTACTTCTGAAGCTTAAATTTAATTAATTTATAGCACCCATGCGGGTGCTTTTTTATTGCCTAATTCTGGAGTAAAAGGCATGGAACCAGTTTCTACAAGCGGTTTAACAGCAATTTTAAAATTTTATGGTGCAGCAATTATGGTGACTTTAGCGGTCGCTTTAGTTGCAGCAGTTGTATTGATGACACGTATGCCGCGCTCACCTCAAGAGTGGGCTGTAGGCTTGATCTGTACGGTTGTATCAAGTCTTGCTGGCGGCTCATTCATTATTGTGAAGTGGGGGCTTCATGAATGGGTTACTGATGTATGGGGGATGATTGCACTTGGTGGATTCTTCTTTGTATGTGGATTACCCGGTTGGGCTTTGGTCCGTTGGATTTTTAATTTCATAGATAAACAGGAAGGGAAAACGATTGTTGAAGTGATTAAAGAATTTAAGAAAGCCAGAAAAGATATCGAAAACAGTTAATGCCGCCTTCGGGCGGTTTTTTATTCTCTGAAGGAAAACGAAATGAATATCGAACAATATCTAGATGAGTTGATCAAACGTGAAGGCGGGTATGTAAATAACCCAGCGGATCGGGGAGGTGCAACTAAATACGGTATTACTGAAGCAGTTGCTCGAGCAAATGGATTCAAAGGTAATATGAAAGATTTGCCGCTTGATGTAGCCAAAGCCATTTATAAAAAGCAGTATTGGACAGCTCCGCGATTTGACCAAGTGAATATCATCTCTTCTGCAGTAGCTGAAGAGCTTTTAGACACGGGTGTGAATTGCGGTACCGGATTTGCAAAACCACTTTTACAACGCGCTTTGAATCTCCTAAATAACAATGGCAAAGCAGGTTGGCCAGATTTATCAGTGGACGGGATTTATGGTCCAGCAACTCTTAATGCACTTAAAACTTATCTGACCAAACGAGGGAAGGAGGGAGAAAAAGTCCTGGTGCGTGTTCTTAATATCATGCAAGGTCAGCGCTATATCGAGATTTGTGAGCGAAATAAAAGCCAAGAACAATTTTTTTACGGTTGGATTGCTAATAGGGTTGTTATTTGAAGGCCCTAATTTTGCTGAGCATTCTATTAACAGGATGCTCAGCTCATACGATCAATAGCAATGTGAGTGTAGGTATTTGTGTGAAAGCTCTCTGAGGAGGGCTTTATTTGTAATAATCTACATAAAAAATACTTTGAATTTTAGGCTCATATGGATTTAAACCACTCCAATTTTGAAAATCAATAATTTCATGTATATCCAGTGAAAATATTTTATTTAAGGGGTATTTACTTTTCTCTATAAGTATAAAAGGTGAAGTAATTCCATTAAATTGATGTGCTGTAAGATCAATAACATACTCCTCACTTTCTAACCAATAATGATTTTCTTCTTCCATATTTGTTCCCTTCATTATTTTAAAATCATTTATGCCTTCTTGTTGAAGAATCATTAATAGTAAGCTACTTGCTTCCTCACAGAAGTTTCTGGGAAAGACTTGCCATATCATTGGAGATTTAAGATGGTCTTCAAAAAACTTAAGAGCCGAGCTAGTTATCTTGTGTATTTTTTCGTATTGCATTTAATTTTAATCCTTTTAATCAACCGTTCCTAAAATAGGAATCATCTGTGGCCCCGTCATGCGAGCCTTACTAATAATCTCGACAAGTTCATCATAAGTTAAATTAAAAGAATCTTCACTATCAAAAACATAGACCATATTTTTCCCACATCAATTCCGGTCGTGAGTGGCGAGCTCTGGGTGATTGTTGTTAAGACAGAAACATTATCTGAAAGTTTACTAGTACAAACGATAAAAACTTGCATGGTAATCAGCTTCCTGTGCATCTTATTGTCAGGGTGCACAGCTCATACTATCAACAACTATGTGAATGTGGGTATTTGTGCGAAAGCCCTCGAGGAGGGCCTATAGCTTTATGCTTTAATTTGAGGTTGAGGTGGTTGAGGACTTTTATCAATAATTAATTTATCGCCCTTTATTACTCTTACAGGCGGTGGTGGTGGTGGTGGTGGAATGTTTTGATTTTGACTCATCGAATTTCCCTTCAAGTTTGTGACCAACATAAAATAAACTAACAATTAGTGTTAAGACTAAAATCGAGTAGGAGCTGCTTGCAATCTTAGTCAGCTTTGTTTGACGATCTACATTATTTAAATAATATGCTGAAGAGCATTCCGCATATTGCTTTATAAGATATAGATTAAATTGTTCCCTCACATATTTTTCAATTTCTTGCTGACTTGGTGGAGTGGCACTATTAGTTGTGAAATGATTTTCTAAAACTATTCTATATTGCTCCATTTCAATATTAGAATTTACTAATTTATCGTATTTATGTTTTGAAATACCATAAAAATTAATAATAATCGCCACTAAATAGAATAAACAAAATATCCACAAGCCGACAACTAACGCAAGTTGAGTTTGTGATAATTCTAATAAAGCATCAAACATTGTAAAATTTGCAGTTATGCAGGCTGTTATAAATACGGAAAATATAGCCATTCTCGTATATATTTTTTCTTTCATGTCAATTTGGAATAAATATTCAGCTTTGTAAAGTTCTAATCTTTTTTCTAGGTCCATTTTAATACTACTCTTTTAGTCCTTGATTATTATATTTGTTTTAATTTCTTATTACTAATAATTCATCCCATCTAAATGGATTTCTGCTTAATTTATCCCGCGACATTGACCAGTTCCGATTGGGTATAAAGCAAGGTCCGACACTAATTTTTTTCTTTCCAAACTTACTATGGATACCATCCATAGCCTGCATTAAACATTCCTTTTTCTCTATTTGTTTAAAGTCAGTTAATAGGTCATAAGTATGGCCAGACTTTGGCTCTAAACATGTCAGCACTACGCCGCACTTCTTATATTTAATTCCTTCTTTGTATATATCGTTTAACATCCTTGTTGCTGCTTTGACGAAATCTACTGCACAGTCAGTCGGTTCTGAAAAAGAGCCTGTAATAGATTTATTGTAAAACGGCACATTTGGATCAAAAGGATTTGACTGTACAAAAGCAATCATACATCCGCACAAAAGCCCTTCACCACGTAGTCTTTTGCATGCATCTTGAGCATACATAGAGATAGCTTCTTTTAGATCCGTTAGTTCAGTTACACGACCACCGAAAGACCGGCTTGCAACTATTTGCTTTTTTGAGGGTGGGGTGTGCTCAATCTCAATGCATGAGATGCCTTGCAGTTCATAGATAGTACGAGCCATAACAATCGAGAATTTTTTCTGCATTTCCCGTGGTTCAGCACATGCCAGATCAAGCACCGTATTTATTCCCATGCTTTGCAACTTTTTTGAATGCTTACGACCGACGCCCCAGACTTCACTCACATCTATTTGAGCAAAGTAATATTCTTTGTTGCACGGATCCATATTCACTAAATCACAAACGCTGTTAAAGCCGGGGTTTTTCTTTGCAATATGATTTGCAATCTTGGCTTCTGTTTTACTTCTGCCGATTCCTACGCATACAGGTAAGCCTAGCCATTTCCATATTTGTTGGCGCATTTGTTGCCCGACTTTTTCTAAATCAAAGTTTTTCTCATAAGCGGTGAAATCAACAAAACATTCGTCTATAGAGTAAGGTTCAACTTCTTCATCAGTAACGTAAGATGCAAGAATCGTATGAAAGCGCCGTGACATTTCTGCATACATTGCGTAGTTGCTTGAAAGTACGAGCACATTATATTGTTGAACAATGTCTTTAATTTGAAAAAGAGGCACACCCATTTTTATATTTAGGGCTTTTGACTCATTGCTACGCGCCACGGCACACCCATCATTATTGCTGAGCACAATAACAGGTCTATCATTTAAACTTGGATCAAAGACTCTCTCACATGAAACGTACATGTTATTTACATCGATGAGAAAAAATACTTTGTTCTCATGTTTCATAACTTAATGCCGTGTCATTTTAATGATATGAGTGACAACCCCCCAAATTATTAATTCTTGGCCATCCGCTAAATAAATATTTTTATAATCCGGATTTTCTGCTTTAAGCCATTGACCTTTTTCATCGATCATTAATCGTTTAACTGTGAATTCATTGTCAATTAGTGCAATAACAATATCGCCGTGCTTTGCATCAAGACTACGATCCACAATCAATTCATCATCAATATCTATACCCGCATTGAGCATTGATAGTGATGCAACTTTGACAATAAACGTTGAAGTTGCATTTTTGATTAAGTGCTCATTCATATCGAGCGCTTTATCGATGTAATCTTGAGCCGGAGAGGGGAAACCTGCATTGATTTTTTCTAATGCGTAAGGGATGAGTAGATGAGTTGATGGTACAACTTGTTTGATAGATAAGGCCTCAGATAAAACAATACCTTGTGTAAGATAAGGCTTTATCTGAATGATGGACGGTACAATTTCGCTCATATGTTTCCCTTAGCTTGATTTTGTAACATATTCAAGATGATATTCTAGAGATGAGCTTAAATTCAAATTTAAAAAGCTGTGGATAAACAAGTAGAAGTCAAAAATTGACGTAGCCAAAAGTGCATTTGGTCGGAAATTCTACGCACTTAATTGGCTGATTTTCTTGGTTTAGGAAAATATTCGGCAGTAAATTCACCGATCGGCATTTCAAAGAAAAATTGATCAGCATCTTCTTTTTTACAGTTCAACCAATCTTCCCTGTATTCTTCAGGGATTACAATAATCGATCGTTTTTCATCTTCTGGTTTATGGAACTGGCTCATGAAAGGGTGATTATCTGCATTAATAGTCAGCATAGACATTGATCTAACTTGCTGCCCATCAATTACAGTCGAATCGTAAATAGCAGCTACTGTAAAAGGTAGACCATCTTCACGATAAATTCCCCACCGCTCAGCCTTGCCATTCACATATCTCGGTTCATAAATTTTTTCTACAGGGATTAGTGCAAACTGACTTTTAGCCCATGCATGTCTAAAACTCGGTTTCTTATCAACTGTCTCTGTTCTAGCGTTATATGTGTATTTCGAAAACTTTAAATCATGGTTCCAAGGTGGGATCATGCCGAACTTTACCTGCCGCCATTCAATGTGGCCATCCTTAGAAAATATAAGAGGGCAATCGTAACCAGGATAAACATCAGCTTTATAGTCGAAGGTAGGTTCGAGTAGATCTAATAGGTGTACTCGGTCTTTTGATATTGGTTCATAGTTTGCACACATAGTTTGAACTCCTTTTAACTTTTAATTATTTTCCCATTGTGGATAAGTTTTACTTATAAGAATTGATATATTGTTTTAAGAATATCCTAAAATGATTAAACATTAAGGTGAAGAAATGCAATTAGCTTTAGTAAATAATAAACGGGTAGAAGCTTTTGAAGGGGGGAGAGGAACCTGTCCAATTTGTGGAGCTGTAACAATTGCTAAGTGTGGACCTAAAATCATCAATCATTGGGCACATTTCAGGCTAAAGGATTGTGACCCATGGTGGGAAAATGAAACTCAATGGCATAGAGATTGGAAGAATAATTTTCCATCGGAATGCCGTGAAATTAGTCATACAGCTCCAGATGGAGAAATACATAGAGCAGACGTAATAACACCTACCGGCATAATAGTTGAATTACAGCATTCCCCCATGTCTGATAAAGAAAGAATATCAAGGGAAGATTTTTATAGGAATTTAGTCTGGGTTATTGATGGAGAAGAGTTTAAAAAAAATTTCAAGTTCTGTCATATACTACCAGACCCTAATTCGGCATTAGGTAAAGATTTAGTTTGGTATAAAGCAAAACATGATGATTTGATCCCTGTGAACGAAAATGGGATGTTCTATAGAATTTCAGAGACAAGAGAATCGTATCCCGAAATACCAGAGATAAGTAAAAGCAATCTTGAAGCTATACCGAGGTTAGTTGAGGGTCATTCTATACGCAAAATTTTTAAAGAAGTACAAGATAATCATATTGGACATTATCAATTTGATTGGAAAAGACCTAGAAGTACTTGGCTTGAGGCAAAGTGTCCAGTGTATATTGATTTTGGCGGATCTTTCTTAGCTAAGTTAGAAACTTATGATGAAACTGGTCTAAAGTGCATCAGATATATTTCTAAGAGTAAATTTATGTATGATGTAATGCATGAAGATAAGGTAGAAAATATTGCAAAAAAGTGGTTTAACATAAAAGAATGGGTGGAAGCCCAAAATTTTAATTTTGATAAATATGGCTAAATTATGTCCTGAGTTCAACTCCTATAGTCGGATTTGAATAAAAAAGAAACTGTTGTTAATCATACTTAATCAAATTTAAATGTTATACATGCGTTATACCAGCATGTTATATGTGGGAAAAGTAAATATAAAATCAATAATTTAAAATCTTTGTTCAACTCCCGCCATCTCCACCAAATACATAAGCTTTATATAAGTGAATATCATGTCGTATAAAGCGGAAAGGCTTAAATCTAAGAGGTTTAAGCCTTTTTTAATTCCTTAAATTTAACCATTCTTGATTCAGCTTAATTATTGATAATTAAAATTTATTACTTCAAGCTTTTACAGGGTATAGTTGTAAGCATTTTAAAGACCCAATCTAAATAATTTAAATCAAAGAATTAATTAAAAAAAATTAGCTATTAGCTATAATAATTAGAAATACTTATTAAATAATTGGTGACTAAGACGAATAGTTATATATTGACTAAGGTGTTTAGTATTCCATTTTTAATTACTGTTTGTTACATTGTGTTAGGTTTGTAACTCTAATATTGCACTATGACTTCAAATATAACTCAATTGAAAAAAATAAAAGTTAATCATTTTCGTGGATTAAAGAATATTGAGATAAATCTTGGCGATAGATTAACAGTTATTTGTGGAAAAAATGGTACTTCAAAATCAACAATTTTAGGAATGATTGCGCAAATTTTTAATTTTGATAAAAATCATTTTGATGGTAGTGATATTAATTTTAAGACATTGGCTGGTAAGAATTTTAAATCGAGTTTTAGAGAACATTTTAGATTTTCAAAAACTTATGACTTACCTGGTACTATGGATGTAGAGTTTGAAATCTTTGATGCATATTTTAAAAAAATAATTCCAGATTTAAAATTACGTCTTTATGGTTCTGAAGATAGGCCTCAATCAAGACCAGTTGTAAGAGATAATTTAAAAGTTGATGCTGAGGACAACTCGAGCAGAAACGTTACTCATCCTCTTATTTATCTAAGTTTAAAAAGATTAATGCCAATTGCGGAGAGAAGTAAATATAGTCTTAATTCAGAAGAGGTAGAATATTTTACAAGAATTTCTAGAGAGTTCACTATCACTAATAATCGCTTGTTAGGGAAAATTAGTGGAACTACTGTATCAAAAACGACTGGTACAATCGAATCTGCTGTAGTTCATGGAAATAATTATGATCATGAGTCTGTTTCGGTTGGAGAGGATAATACTGGTCAAATCTTAATGGCTCTTTTTTCATTTCAAAAATTAAAAGAAGAATATGTTGATTATCATGGTGGAATTCTCCTGATTGATGAAATTGATGCAGGCTTATTTCCAGCTGCACAAGTAGAATTAATAAAAATTCTAGAAAGTTTTGCTAAGAGATTGAATTTACAGATAATTTTTACAACTCATTCTCCGATAGTAATTCAAAATATTTTTGAAAAATCTAAATATGATAAATCTAATAATAAAACTATTTACTTAACTGATACTTATGGAGGTGTTGAAGTAGCTGAAAATTATTCTTGGGATAAAATTTATGCAGATTTGTTTATTGATACAATTCAATTTGATGTAGAAAAAAAAATACCTAAAACAAACATTTATTATGAAGATGATGAGGCTTATGAATTCTTTAAAGCTCTTATTAGAGAAAGAAATATTAATAAAATTATCGATCCAATGAAAGAAATTACTCTTGGATGTAAAAGTTATATGGATTTGATAAAAAGAAATGTTGCTGAATTTTCAAGAAATAGCATTATTATTTTTGATGGGGACGAGAAAGAAGGAAATAAATTCAAAAACACTCTTTGTCTTCCAGGAACCCTACCTCCAGATCAACTCTTATTTGATTTTCTTTATAGATTACCTGCCGATGATATGTATTGGAAAAATAATAAAATTAGCTTTTCTAAACCAGTATTTTTAAGAATAGCCTCTCCAATATTGGAATTTTTTAATCTTGACCAAACTCCTACGGAAAATTATGACTTAGAAACTATCATTTTAGAGAAAAGAGCTTCGAGTAGTGAGTCAGGAGGGAAAGCGAGAGAAAAATTTAAAAATTTCTATAAAAATGAAATTATTCAATCTCTAATCAAAGGAAAGATTAGTGATAATCCTTTCAGAGTCATGATTGATTATAATCCTGAGAAATATAATACTTTTCAGGAAGATTTTAAGAAAACTCTTTTATACGTGATAAGTACCAATCATCCTACTATGAAAGATAGTATAAAAGACTTCTTAAAAATTAAGTAAATATCTAAGTGTTTAAAGGCGTGTATAGATGATAGAATTGCATAAAAGATCTAGTTGTTAAGTAATGAGTGTTGATACCTTTTTTACGCCTTTAAGATACCCAGGAGGAAAGGGAAAATTTGCTCCTGTTGTGAAATCTATTTTTAACTTTAATGGATTAAAAGGTGGTCATTATCTTGAGCCTTATGCAGGTGGGGCGGGTGTTGCACTTGATTTACTTTATAGTGGATTCGTTTCAGATATACATATCAATGATATTGATATAGCTGTATATAGTTTCTGGAAATCTATAACTGAACATACTGATGATTTTTTGAAATTACTTCATGATTCACCAATAACTATTGATGAATGGCATAAACAGAAATATATCTTAAATGATTGGTCTTGTACCGATCATTTACTTAAAGGTTTTGCAGCATTTTTTCTGAATAGGACAAATAGGTCAGGTATCCTTAAAGGTGGTGTAATTGGAGGGAAGAAGCAAGATGGTAATTACACCCTTGATGCTAGATTTAATAAAGCAAATCTAAGTAAACGTATTGAAAAAGTTGGAGCAAATGCCTCCCGAATTCACGTTTATAATGAAGATGCTTTGATGCTGATCCAGAAAGTTGATGAATTTTTACCTGATAATTCATTAGTTTACTTAGATCCTCCTTATTATGTAAAAGGGCAAGGCCTTTATCGAAATTTCTATGTTCATGAGGATCATGTCAAAATAAGAGAAGCTTTAGATAAAATTAAATCTAAATGGATCGTTTCTTATGATAATTGTGATGAGATAAAAGAGATTTATAAAAATTATCAAATGACTGATTATGATTTAAATTATAGCGCTTATCATAGAATTAAAGCTAAAGAAGTAATGTTTTTTTGTGATGGACTAAAAAATCCTCAAGAATATGACCTTTTTTCTGCTATTTAGACCAGCTTGGTATGATTTTTTTATTTTTATCTATTTGTAATTATGAAAGTTTGTAGAATTATTAATTACTTTTGAAATGCTTAATATCTGTAAATTTGAGAAATAAATTTCCATAATATACTTTAAGTATTTGTTCCATTTATTCTTTTCAAGCAGTTATATCACAATAGAACTTTAATTTTGTATGGGTTTAAAGTAGAAACTAGTGCAATACAAGCTAAAATACATGGCCTGAAAACGTATAAGTTTTTTGTGACATTACTGAATAGTATGTGGGGACATACTCTGAAATTTGGGGAAATTTCAAAAGACGATTACTCCGCTGGGGAGCGGTTTATGAAAAAGGTAATTATCTCTTTCTAAATAATTTATAAAATTTGGTTAGATCAAATGAACGACTTGATAACGAGATGTGTAAATAATCTGGGGCAGTGGCATGAAGTTGCACTGACAATGACTAAAGCGATAGTTGCAATAGGGGTGTTGTGCTTAGTTGCTTATCTTTTAACAATTGGCTATATCCCGTCGGAAATTAGCTTTGGTGATACACTTATTTTTCTACTGATTTTTGCTGCGTTCTCTATTGCTTACGCTGTATTAGGGTTTATGCTATTTTTCTTTGGCACATCCTTAGCTCCAGTGACCTATCTTGTCTTAAGCTGGGTTGATAAGTATTTACCACCTCATATTAGAATTGGGAAAAAACTTCCTTTTCCAAAAATTAATATTATTACGTTAATTGGCTCTCTTTATCTTTTATACGTTATTCACGGCATATTTTTATTGCATTGGAAAGTCAATTTATACATAGGAATTACCGTATTTTTTATCGCCTTTGCGTATTATCCTTTTTACATGAATCGGCAGAAGATTAAAGAATTTAATATAAAATTTGAAAATCTAGCAGATATTGTTGATGATCCTGATGCTAGTGAAAATCTTAAAGCATTCGCAAGAAAAAAATTAAAGAGATTAGAAACGCATATTAGAGATAGCTTAGAAATAGCTTTTTTTATTAGCTTGACTCCACTTGTGCCCCTTATCCTTATTGGTGATGTTGGTAAAGCATTCCTAAATTACACTATGCAAAATACTGGGGTACGAATAGAAAAGGCAACCTTATATATTAAAGAACCGTATGCAAATTTAATTGAATTGCCAAGAACAACAACTAAGGAACTGAGTCAGTATAAAACCTTTATTTTTAAAGATGTTAAAGTGTTATTTCAAGGCATTGGTAAAAGCACTTTAGTTTCTTATAAGCTGAAAGATATTGAAAAGCAGTTAGTAATTCCAAATGAATATATTACTGTAGAGCGAAGCAAGAAAATTGAAGAGTAATTAATTATAAAGAATAAGAAATAGTTAGAGCTATCAAAGCAAGGATATAAACAATTGCTATGGTTGTTCTAGCCATAGCATTTGCATCACTACTTTTTTCCGTAAGTGGGGGAAAAAGTGGTAATGCTGCATTTTTTAAAATAAAAAATATTAAGGCGTACCCTACAGTAAGGGAAAATATATATTCAAATCCCAACTTTCCCTTAAAGTAAGCAATTAAAGCCATTATTGACATGAATAGGGCTAAGCTCATTAAAAGATATCTCTTAGAGGGAGAATCTTTTATAAAGAAATCTTCAATTGACAT